CGCCGTCGTGGCGGCCGACGACGTCCGCCCTCTTACTGACCATGTTCAGATCCAGGCGGCGCAGATCGTCCCCTTCGATATCAAGGCCGCTGTCTCGACCTTCGCCGGGCCGGACTCGGCCGTCGTCATGGACGAGGCCCGCCGCCGCCTGAACGACTACCTCGATCGCTCCTACAGACTCGGCCGCGATGTGACCCGCTCCGGTATCATCGCCGCCCTGCACACCGACGGGGTTCAGAACGTCCGTCTGACCGCGCCCGCCGCCGACGTCGTCATCTCGGCAATCGAGGCCGCCCGCTGCACCTCGATCGCCGTCACCCATGCGGGCCTGGACGAATGACGGCCGCCACCCGCCCGCTGTCTCCCCTGGCCGTTCCCAACGCCTGGCCCGTCGAGCGCGCCCTCGATGTGCTGACGCTTCGCATCGACGGGATCGACGTTCCCTTCCGCGACCTCTGGAACGCCGATGCCTGCCCGGCGCCCTTCCTCCCCTGGCTCGCTTTCGCCCTGTCGATCGACGCCTGGAACTCTGACTGGCCGGAACGGACCAAGCGCGCCTTCGTCAAGGACGCTATCGCCGTACAACGTCAGAAGGGCACGGCGGCCGCGATCGAGCGCGTGGTGAAAGCCTTCGGGGCTCAGATCAACGTCCGCCCCTGGTTCCAACAGGATCCGCCCGGACAGCCCTACACCTTTGACCTGGTGCTGACGGTCAACGGCGAAGGCGGCGCCGCCGCCACCGCGCGTCTGGTCGATGACGTCATCGCCGAAGTCAGCCGGACCAAGAGCGCCCGCGACCATTTCAACTTCACCCAAGGCTTCCAGGCGACGGGCGCCCTCGCCATCGTCGGTGCGGCGCGCGTCGCCGCCTACCGCCGCCTCTCCCTCGCCGAAGCCGCCTGACGGACGACCATGGCCCTTACTGTCACCATCACCAATGCCGGACGCGCTGAACTCATCAACGCCCAGAACACCGGCACGAACGCCGCCGTCATCGACAAGATCGGCGTCAGCTCGGTTCATGCCGCTGGCGATCTGAAGCTGCTCACCGCCCTGCCGAACGAACGCAAACGGCTGACGACCATCGGGGGTGAAGTCGTGGCGGACGACGTCATCCATGTGACAATCAACGACACCACAGCCGACACCTACACCCTGCGCGCCTTCGGGCTCTATTTCGCGTCCGGAACCCTCTTCGCCGTCTGCACCTCGGTCGAGCCGATTATGGAGAAGGCGGCCGCCGCCATGCTCCTGCAGGCGGTCGACATCACCCTGACCACCCTGGACACCGCCAGCATCTCCTTCGGCGGAACCGGCTTCACCAACCCGCCCGCGACGACTGAACGCATGGGCGTGGTCGAACTGGCCACGGCAGAAGAAGCAGTCGCCGGGCTCGACACCGTGCGCGCCGTCACGCCTTACGGGCTCGGCCGCGCACTGATGTCCTGGGCATCGAACTTCGCAGCCAAGATCCACAACCACGCTATGGGCGACATCGAAGGTCTGGGGCTCGCCCTGGCTGGAAAAGCAGGCAAGGTCCACGACCACGACGCGTCCGAGACGAAAACGGGCGTCTTCCAGGTCGACCGCATTCCGAAGCTCTCGATCGGGTGGATCAACAACCTGACCGAAACCCTGTCCGACAAGGCCTCGGCGCTCCATAGCCACACCATGGCGCAGGTGTCGGGCCTGATCGGCGCCTTGGCTCTGAAAGCCAATCTCGACAGCCCCGACATAACGGGATGGGCGCGCCTGCCTGCGGTCACCCTGTTCAAGAAAGAACTGCCGAACACGTCCGAGGGCGGGCAACTCAGGCTCGAGAAGCCTGATACCGGCACCCGTCTGGCCGGTCACGTCGTCATGGATGTGACCGGCGACAACGTTCGCATCTACGAAGATGCAGAACCCTATAGAGGGCTCACAATCCCTCTCGCCGGTTTGGCGGCTGGTGCTGGCTCCTATCCCTGGACCAGCGCCAACTTTAACCCCGACAGCCGCGTCTCAGTCGCCGCCACCAATCTTGGTGCGACATGGGACGTGCCGCTGACGAAGTTGTCTTCAGCGGCGCAATTTGCCGCCCTGCCTTCGGGCTTCACTTCCATGGTGACGCCTGACTCGGTCGGGACGCCGGGCGGCTATGGCTATCTGTTCAAAATGGCGCGCAGGGACAGCGGTCACGGCTGGACGGGTCTCTGGATCAACCACACCGCCGCGCCGGGAGATGCTCCTGAACTGTACGTCGGCTCCGCAATGGTAGGCTCCGAACTGCCTGTTTGGACCCGCGCCTGGACATGGGCGAACTTCAATCCGGCCACAAAGGCCAACGTCCAATACCCGGACTTCTACGGTCAGATTAATCTCGAAAGCGGCCCCGCCCGTTTCCGCGCCATCGGGGACGGCGACAGCCTGTTCCTTCAGACTGGAACGGCGACCAGCTACAACGGCAATCTGATCCTCAGCGGATTGTTCGGCCAGAATCTGACTAGCCTTCGCGCTCAGATTGGCGGCGCGCTGCGCGACCTATTTCACACCGGCAATTTCAACCCCGCGTCGAAAGCCGATCTGAACGGCTGGACCGATCCCGCCTCTGATGCGCTCGCGACGGGCTTCAAACAGTTTGTCGGCCGGGGCTCGGGCGCCATCGCGAGCGGCGCCGACGCCGGCAATCGGGCGGCGTTGGAGGTTCGAGGCGAAGGCGGGGCTGCCTTCCTGGGCTTTCACCGGCCAGGACAGTTCGCGACCTTCTTCGGGCTCGATGTCGACAACCAGCTGAAGATCGGTGGCTGGTCACTAGGCCCCAACGCCTATCGCGTGTGGACAGAGCTGAATCTCAGGTTCGCCTCGCTGGGTGATGCCGCCAGCGGCGCGGTGGCGCCGGGCCTTCATGACCAAATGCTATCGCCTGCCGCCTTGTGGTCGTTCGCGCGATCCATCGGTCCGAACGGCTACCAGCAAATTCCCGGCACCGATTTGATCATCCAGTGGGGCGTCTCCAACGGCAGTCACCCTGAGGGCGCAGTCCATGCCGCCCTGCCGGTCGCCTTCGGCGGCGGCTGCCTGTTCGCCTGCGCCACGCCGCGCAATGCGGGTCAGGCCTACGGCATGGACTTCGTGATGCAGATCGTCGGCCGCTACCTGGACCGCATCGTCTTCTACGCAAACCGCGCCAACAGCAGCTCCGGCAACATGTCGGGCTACGAATGGATGGCCCTCGGTCTGGCGCGCGGCAATCCCGACCCTGCTTACAGCACCGGCTATCCGCCGGGCGGCGGGGGCGGCGGGGGCGGCGGCGGCGGCGAAGACCCGTTTTTCCGACCGGAGGTCTGATCATGACCATCGCCTTCAGCGCGACGACGCTCGCATTCTACGATCTGAACACCTGGCCGCATGACCTGCCGGACTTTCCGGCGCTGCTGTCGGCCGAGGATCATGCCCGCATTCTGACCGAGCTTTCGACCGGCCGTATCCTGGCGGCCGACGAGACAGGCCGACCCGTCACGCTTGAGCCGCCGCCGCCCTCGGCCGAGGCCCAGGCGGCTGAGGCCCGCCGCCGCCGTGATGCGGAGATCGTCGCCGTTCGCTGGCTGCTCGACCGCGACGCGGATGAAGCGGCGCTTGAACTGCCTCGGACGCTGACGCCCGCCCAGATCGTCACCATTCGGCAGCACGTCCAGGCGCTGCGGGACGTGCCTGAACAACCCGGCTTTCCGGCCGACATCCACTGGCCGGTCCTTCCTTCTGAACTCAACACCGCAACGGAGAACACCTGATGTCCGACTACCTTCACGGGGTCGAAGTCATCCACCTGATCGAAGGCGGCCGTCCTGTCACCGTGCAGGCCACGTCCGTCATCGGCATTGTGGGAACCGCCCCTTTCGCTGATCCTGACGCCTTCCCGCTCGACAAGCCGGTCAGGATCACCCAGGCCAGCCAGGCCGCCGCGCTGAAGGCGACCATGCCCGCCAACGCCGTGGCCGGGGCCGAGGGGACGCTGCCGACCAGCATCGCCGCCATCTACGACCAGGTGCGGACGCCCATCGTCGTCATCCGCGTCGAGGCCGAGGACGAGCTGGCGGACCAACTGGTCAAGGTCGTCGGCGCCCAGGACGAAAGCACAGGCGTCTACGCCCTGCTGTCGGCGCGCGCCGAGACCGGCCTGAAGCCGAAAATCCTGATCGCCACAGGCTTCACCCACCAGCAGATCGGCGGCGCGGCCAACCCCGTCGTCGCTGCGCTGAAGACGGTCGCGGCTCGGCTGCGCGCCGTGGTCGTGTCGGACGGGCCC